GCTGCTTGCATGGCGGGGGATTGCGCTGACCTCGTTTCATGTGCCGGGCCAAAGTAGTTTAGACGCGCACCGACAAGACAGCTATGCGGAGGGCGAATAACCTTTATGACAAGCGAGGAGCGCCGGGAGGCACGATACCAGCGACGCAAGGCGAAGCGGGCGAAAAAGAGGGCGGAACGATGCGCCGCCCTTGGCACTATCGGAGAAGTGTTCAGTTACCGTAAAATGTTCTTTTACGGTCGAAAGTGCTGCAATGGCGTTCGCTGGAAGCAGTCAACGCAGAACTTTGAAACGCACCTGTTTTCCGGGACGGCCCACCGCAGGCGGGAGGTCGTATCCGGGAAATGGACGCCGGGGAAATGCGTACACTTCACTCTGCGGGAGCGGGGAAAGGTCCGGCCTATCGACGCGCCTCACATCACAGACCGGCAAATCCACAAAACGCTGTGCAGCGAGGTCCTGATCCCGCTGTACGGCCCCAGCATGATCTATGACAACGGAGCCAGCCAGCGGGGGAAGGGCCTGCATTGGCACTTCAAGCGAATCAAGGAGCAACTGCACTGGCACTTCCGGCGGTATGGCCGGGAGGGCGCGGTGTGTCTTCTGGACCTGAAAGGCTTTTTCCCGAACGCGCCGCACGGCCTGATCTACCAGCGGCATGAGCAAATTATCCTGAATCCAGACCTGCGGCGGGTGGCGGATACCGTGATCCGTCATTCCCCGTGCCCTGTGCCGGGCCGGGGTATGCCCCTGGGCGTAGAACCTTCGCAGCAGGAAATGGTGGCGCTGCCGAGCAAGATCGACAACTTCATCAAATGCCAGGCCGGGGTACACTGTGCCGGTCACTACATGGATGATTACTACATTATCCTGCCAAATGTGGAGCAGCTGAAAGCGCTGGTTCGGGAAATCGTGCGCCGGTTTGAGGCCGTCGGTATCCGGGTGAACAAACGCAAGTGCAAGATCATCCCGCTTACAAAGCCTTTCCGCTTTTGCAAGGCCCGGTTCACGCTGGGTCCTACCGGGAAGATCAGGGTCAACGGGAGCCGGGACGGGATTAAACGCGCACGCCGGAAGCTGAAACTGTTTTACAGAGAGTTCAAGGCGGGAAAGCGGGACCTAAAGGACATTGAGCAGTACATGGAGTGCCAGAGCGCATACTACCGCAACTTCAACGACCATGGCCGCCTCCTTCGATTACGGCGGCTATATCACGCTATCTTTTTCGGAGGTATGAAATGTTTAGAATCACAAAGGCCGGGGCCAGCATTGGCATGACCGAGGCCCCCAATTACATCAAACAAGCCGAGAATGGCAGCTATATTATTTGCCCGGAGCCGGAGGCTTCGGGCATTGCTTTTGCCGGAACCGTCTATCACCTGCTGGGCCGGGAGCAAATGGCGGGTGTGGAAACGGTCATGCTGGAGGAGACGGACGCCGGGGCGGAGATCGTCAAAGCGTCTGAGACCGGCGGTATTATGTTTGTGACCATGGCGGAGGCCGGGAGCATTGACGACGCCACGGCGGCGGAACACGCGGAGTTTTTCGCGCCGTGGGCGTATCCGGTCAAGTATAAGACCGGCAATATTCGGAGACACGGCGGCAAACTGTATAAATGCGTTCAGGATCATACTTCGCAGGAGGATTGGTCCCCGGATACAGCGGCAAGCCTGTGGGCCTGCACTTCCGATCCGGCGGAGGAATGGCCCGCCTGGAGCCAGCCCATCGGGGCGCACGATTCTTACAGCACCGGGGCGAAGGTGAGCCACCAAGACAAGCACTGGATCAGCGACACGGACGGCAATGTGTGGGAGCCGGGGGTATACGGCTGGACCGAGGCCGCAGAGGAGGAATGATGTCATGCGCTACATTGCCAGGAAGCGGGCGCGGATCAAGGGCTGCAACGGCCAGCAGGTGAATATTCCCTATGGTTCCATTCTGGAGGCAAGAGACGGGTTTCTGATTTGGCAGGGCGAGGAGCTGTGCGTGGACACAAGCCAGAACGCCTACGACTATTTCAGCCGGGACGACGACGGCCACGGGCGGGAACGGGGGGCGCTGGTGGGCGCGATCCTGGACCGGCTTGCACCAAGAAAGCAGGACCGGGCCGGAGAGCATCAAAGCCGGTGGGACAAGGTGTGGGCGGACAAACTGTGCCAGAGTTACAGACGCCCGGAGCATGAAGACTACTGGCTGTGGAACTATGACTTCTATAACGCGCCTGTTGAAGACCTGCGGTATATTGCCGCCCTGGTGGGGGTGAGGCTGTGAGGGCGGTGGAACTCATTGAACGCTTGACCGGCCTCGTGAAGCTGCAAGCGGACATTATCAGGGAGCAGGCCGCCGCATTGGAGCAGGTGCGGGCTGTTGCCGATCTGGACGGAAGAATCGAGGAAGCCGCGCAGGAGCGGCAGGAGATCATCAAGGAAAACTGAATTGCAGGGGATCGCTTCTGTGTTGGAGCGGTCCCCTGTGCATTTTCTGTAAAACTGTCAGGAGGAAAGAATGTGAGCATCCAAGAAATTATTACAGGCGGGGGCGGGGCGCTGATAATCCTGCTGACGTTGGTACAAGTGGCACCTGTCAAGATCAATCCGTGGTCGGCGCTGGCAAAGACCGTGGGCTGCGCCATCAATGCCGATGTGACAAAGGAACTGGAGGAGATCAAGGCGAAGCTGGACAGTCACGTTACCATGGACGACCGGCGGAACGCAGACGCCCACCGGGTCAGGGTTTTGCACTTCAACAACGAGCTTCTGCGAGACTTGAAACACACAAAGGAGGAGTTTATTGAGGTGTTGACTGAGATCGACGCTTACGAGGAGTATTGCAGGGAGCATCCAGACTACCCCAACAACCGGGCTGTGCTGGCAATCGAGAATATCCGGGAGGTCTATAAAGAGCGGATGAAGCGGCACGATTTTCTCCAGGAGGGCAGCGAGGAACGGCGGGAGGAGACGCCATGACAATTTTGATTATTGCGCTTTGTGCGCTGATTCTGGGCGTCGTGCTGGGGCTGACCTGGGCAGTATTGTGCAGGAATGCGGAGCGCCGCCGGAGGCGGAAACGGCAAAACCGGGAACGGTCCGACAACACAGAGCATGAAGCACCGCGGATGGAGACAACAAAGGTCATTATCTGGGCATGTCTCCTGATGGGGTTTGCCTGGGTGTGGTGCAGCTACTATCTCGCTTATACGGACCATGAGCAGATCGCGGAAAGCCTGTCCCAAGTGGCGGTAACGGAAATCATTGGCGTGGTCCTGGCGTACTGCATCAAATCGGCGGTGGAGAATTTAAGCAAAAATAACCGCTGGCCGGACAAGGGAGAACCGCCAGAGATTGAAGAAGACGGCGGGGACCAGGCAGCGGGATAGCAGAAGGAGCTTGAACAAATGACAGCGAAGGAAATGTACGATTACCTGGTGAAAGCGGGGATGACGCCCGCTGGAGCCTGTGGGGCGCTGGCAAACATCCGGGCCGAAAGCGGACTGATTGCCAACAACCTCCAGAACGACTACGAAAAGAAACTGGGGTACACAGACGCAACCTACACGGCGGCGGTGGATAATGGAACCTATACCGGGTTTGACACCGACCGGGCAGGGTATGGATTGTGCCAGTGGACACACCCGGCGCGGAAGAAGAACATGCGCCTTTTCGCCAAAGACGAAGGGAAGAGTATCGGTGACCCGGAAATGCAGATGGGCTTTTTCCTGAAAGAACTGCGGGACAGCTTTCCGGAGGTGCTGACCGTGCTGAAAACGGCAAAGACCGTGCGGGAGGCGTCGGACGCCATGCTGTTGAAGTTTGAGCGGCCCGCAGACCAGAGCGAGCGGAACTGTGAGCGCCGGGCAAAACTGGGGCAGGAATACTTTGATATGTTTGCCGCCAAGCAGGCGGCGGAAGGAGGAACCAAGATGAACAAGAAGCCGGTCTCCTATCTCCAAACAGACGCTAGGTGGAAGAACAAACCGTACCGGGTGAAGGGGGAAACCTCTACCATCGGGGACAGCGGGTGCGGCCCGACCGCTGCGGCCATGCTGCTGTCCACCCTGACGGGGAAGAGCATCACACCGGAGGACACCTGCAAATGGTCCGTGGAACACGGGTACAAGGCGCTGGGCAACGGAACCTATTACGCCTACTTCGCCCCGCAGTTTGCGGCCTACGGTATCAAGTGTTGGCAACTGAACTGGGTGAACGCCTACCACAACGCAAAGGCCACGTCCTTTGACGAGACGGTGAAGTATCTGAAACAGGGGTACTACGCTATTGCCCTGATGAAGAAAGGGACCTGGACCGGAGGCGGGCATTTTGTCGTCCTCTGGTGGGCGGACGACAAGGTGCGCATCAATGACCCGGCATCCACCAGGGACAACCGGGTAAACGGAAATCTGGCGACGTTCAAGAATGAGGCCGCTTACTTCTGGATTGTAGACGCGCGGGAGTACAACAATAGCGGAAAGCTGGTGGACGGCTCCGTGGCGGAGGTCAAGCCGGAGGACGTGCCGCAGGCCGCGCCGGGCGTGACGGCGGAGCGGAACGCAACGGGCACGGCGAAGTCGTTCGACAAGAAGCTGGCCGGGACCTACACCGTAACGGCGGGGAGCGGCCTCCACATCCGCAATGTGGCCGGGTCCAAGACAGGGAGCATGGTGGTCCTTCCCTGCGGGACAAAAGTAAAGAGCTACGGCTACTACACAGAGGTAAACGGCGTGAAGTGGCTGTATATCCAGGTTACATACCAGGGCGTCAAATACACGGGGTTCAGCTCCGGGGCGTACCTGAATAAAGTTTAGGAGGAAAAGAGCATGAAAAAGCTGAATACCATCCAGAAGCACGACAACCTGAACACCGTCTATAGAGACGGGGAGGCCGGACCGGGCGGAGCGCATCACGATTATGTGGTGTCGTTCGGCGGCGGTCTGCCGGAGAGCGACGGAGACGGGGTGCGCATCCAGTTCCAGTGCGGGCCGCGCAAGGACCCGGAGGCGCGGAAAGGAGTGTGTGGTGCGGACTTGCTGGAAATCGTGCGTGACCAGCTACGGGAGTTCCAGGCCGGGCCGTATTCCTGCCGGGAAAATGCCTGCGCCCTGACGCACATTGAGGAAGCCCTTATGTGGTTGAACCGCCGGGCGGAGGACCGGGCGGAGCGGAACGTCCTGGGGACGAACGAGAAATAAGGAGGAAGTAATTGTGGAAAACCTGATTCAAAATATTCCCGTGGTTGTGGCGCTGGTGCTGCCGGTGGTGCTGGTTCTGACGGTGGTTACAAACATCATCGTGGAGGTGCTGAAAAAGCTGACCTGGGGGAAACTGCCGACTAATATCCTGGTTTTTGCCGTGGCTATGGTTGTGACGCTGCTGACGTTCTTTGCCGCGTGTCAGATCATGGGCGTGGTTGTGATGTGGTACATGGTGGTTGGCGCTGTCGTGCTGGGCGTGTTTGTGGCCTATGCGGCTATGTTTGGATTTGATAAGCTGCGGCAAACATTGGAACAGCTCAATAGTATTAAAAAAAATAACTGACCGATCCGGTCAAGAAAAATCCCCCAGCGGTGGGTCCTTTGTGGGCCTGCTGCTGGGGGATTTTTTGCGCTTCAAAACAGAAGGAAAGAATGGGAATACAGTGTTTTCCGCACCATGCTTGTATGATACTAATGATACATAGCCGGAAGATTGGGATTATACCTTGGCCGGCCTCGCCCGCATCAGCTTGGAGGGCAAGGACGCTATCCGGGCCGCCGTGGTGGAGCTGGAGAAAGCCGGGTATGTCACCCGCTCCCGTGTG